TGTTTTATTGGGACTTGCCGGTTGTCCTCGTCTTTAAGTGTTTTGTCCTGTTTTCATTCTTGAAAATACAAACACGCAATTAGCCACATCCGTCAGTTCGAACTGAAAGGTCTGTCGCCAAGTGTCATTAGGTATGGAACGAAAGTGGGGTCCAACTTTGTAAAGTCAGGAACCCTGAGAACGTCAACTTCCTGTCTAAGTACAAACTTAAACATTCGTTTCATTCCTCTCGTTAATCGTAACTCTCTGCCTATCACCGCGGGATATCTCCCTAAGTAATCCCAGAAGAAGCTACAATATACCTCGTCATTCACGCCTCCTAGCATATAGTAAGCAAGAACTCTTGAAGCTGACTGCTCCAAGGTTTCAACATCTCTTTCTGGGTACAAGACCAGTTTCAGGAACTCATCGTCGTCGCGAAACAGACGGTGGCCTGTGATCTGATAACCTAAAAATTTTCTTTGTTTCTGAGTTGTTGAAATTCGTAGTTTTGGTAGTTTTAAGGTAACGCCAAATGCTTTCCATGCAGCGTTTTGGATTGCCTTCGCCTCACATTTCTTCTCGCTGAAAAGTGGAATTAAGAAAGAACTGTCATCCCCAAGGATTCTAATTCTTCTCGCTCCCCACGAAAAGTATAAGTCTAGAGCCTTGACCATAATGTAATTTACGATCGATCCAACTGCTTGTGTGAAAAAGCTTCCACTTGGTATTCCATGCGTCTTCCGGACTACATCGCCTGATGGCAACATAATCTTGGTGTTGATGAAGTATTCTTTAATCCACCTGAAAAGGTTGATATTCTTGCGTTCCATAACTTCACCTCCATAGACGGCTTCACCTTCATGATAAGCATACTGGTTGTCAAATGACTCCCAGATGATATCGAAAGCCTGGTTGATTAACCAGTTTGGAATTGAAGAGTCGAAGTTACTCCAATCAAGGGTAATCTCCGCTGCTTCTGAGTGGTCTGCCAAACCTCCCATCAATAGTTGGGATAGCTTAGGCATTGCGTTAGCTCCGAAATGTACCGTTTCTACGTTCCGCTCTAGATGCTCGTAAAATGGGATGGCCCACTTACTCTCCAGAATTGTGACCTCGACGGGGTAAACCCAGACTGGCCTTGACTTCTGTTCTTCCTGAGAAGACAGATGCCCTCGCAAAGCTACTTTGCATGGCGGGATGTAAACACTCTTGCCTCTCTGAGTCATATGCTGTAAATAAGCAGCGACATCATAGGCTTCCTCGACTACTTCTGCCTTTTTCATTCCCGGGTAGGAAAATCCAGCGGCTGAATCAAGGTTCATGTTATCCGTGCCGTGTGCTAATGAATAGCGCAGCAGCTTGTCTTGCGGAATGAAAACGTGTCTCGCGTAAGCGATAGCGCTCTCAATACAAGATTCGAACTCGTGACTAATTTGAGACTTTAATCTCTGTGGACTCGCGTATTTTTGTAGTGTATACAGTGAATTTGAAAGCGTTGCACGTTTCGTAAATCCTCTCTGTGCTTCGTAGGTTTCCCTGCTCCACAACTTCATGGACTTCCGTACAAACGGATCCGTATTCATTCGAGTCTCCTCTACATTGTAGGGATAAGCATTGGGGTCGGGCACTACCCTCAGCCCCGGCTTGCCGGCGATGGTTTTGAGAAATTCTTGGACTTCTGCTCGCGTTTTCTTGGTTGTCATACGATTTTGTAGTTATTCAACG